AAGATGTTCCCGCTGTTGAGGTTCGGGACTGCGTTCGTACGGCCTGCACCGCCCACCTTGATGATGCCGCTTGGACCGCCGCCGGTGTTCAGGCGAGCAACCCACCCAATGTTCTGGATGAGGTTTCCTTCGCCGGTGGGTGGCAAGTCAGTGAAAGTGCCAGCCGTGCCGACGTAGACGTTGGAGCCGAGCGTGTAGGTTCCAGACGGAACATCTACACTCTCGACGCTTCCGAGCGTAGCAATATGCGTTTCGGCGTTGGGGTTGACGCTGGCATCTCGGACCATGCCGAACGCAGGCATCTTTGCTGGGTCAGAACAGTCAGCAAGATCGACGGTCGGGGTCGATCCAGAGACGCCCTTGATGTAAACGATGTCGCCGACCGTCAACACGACGCCGCTGTCGTTCTTTGCTCGGAACGTAACGGCGCCGTCTAGGTCGCCATGAATGTCAAGCCAACGAAAGTCTTCGTTGCCAATGACATAAGTGCGATCTGCATCTGGGGTGATGTCAATCCCAAAACTGCCGCCAAGTTCTCCGGCAACGATTTCGTCTGCTCGGACAAATTTTGGGTAATGACGAATAGACATCAACACCTCCAACGGCGTCTGGCAGCCTTGCCTCTTTCACCAGTCCAGCTCTTTGATCTGGCGCAAAAAGACTTCTTTCGTTTTGCACGCTTGCCTTTTGGGTTTTTTTCTGTAACTGCCGTTTGCAACTTGCTTCCGGGATTTTGACGCCTGTACTTGCGAACACCTTTGGCAGTCATCCCAGCACCGGCCTTTGTCGGGCGCTTGTCGCCAGACTTCACACTCATGCCACTCATGCCAGCACCCTTGCGCTTTTTCATCGACCTCTCCGAGTCCTTGCGCTTCGTGCAAATGCGGCATTAGTTGGCGCACCCTTAGAACCGGGCTTGCGCATTTTTTCGCCACTTCCAGCTTTAATCCGACGACGTTTGGCGTGGATGTTGGCGTAAAGCCCGGATTTCTTTTTGCTAGCCATTACTTCTTCTTCTTAGGCATCGACTTCTTAGTCGATCCAGACTTGTTCATCATCATCGGCTTCTTCTTCTTCTTCATGGTCTTCTTGGATCCGCGCATTTCCGTACCTTTCTGCTCGCTTGGTGACGTATTCCATGAATTGCGACGAGCAATTCTTGTAATACCCCTTTGACATCAGATGAGCGCTTGCCTTTTCCAGTTCAGACAAGCATTGAATAAACACCATAGCGTACTCTTCTTCTACAACAGGTTCCCAATTTGTTTGTTCTTCTTCTGGCTGGCCGGTGTCAATTTTACTGCCGGGAACAAACGGAATCAGAACAAGATCGTCTCCAACAAGCTGCTTGTTCGATTCATCGCACCATGCCTCAATGTCGTCAAAATCCCAAGGCTGGTCAATAACAACAATTACAACGTCTGTTTCATACGGCCAGTCGTAAATGTACTGGTCAATCTTTTTCCTGCCGCCAAAATCAACCTTGACCTTGTTATTCAACCAAGCCAGCTTTGCATATGGGCAAGGCGGGATTCCATTGAAATGCTTGGATGGCACACTGAGAACGTCAGTGATCCATCGCTTGATCTCTTCGACGATGGCGATCTTCTTCTTCGTGTTGTAATAGTCGGTCATTCCATTCCTGTCATGTTAGACGGATTGGTTGCGGCGCCCATGAGCATCCGCACCATGTCATCGTCACGGCCTTGACGAGTTTGGCCGCTTCTTCCTTCTCGAATGTATCGGCGAGTCGTGACTGGAGATTGTCGCGGACTTTCTCCGCCACCCATTTGCATTGCCATCTGCATGTCTTGGTCTGTCATCAAGCCAAGAATCTCGTCGATCTCGGGCGTGTTGCTGTACTTGCTGACGTAATGCAAGAACTTCTGCATGTCCGGCTTGATGCCGAATTGCGTCATCATCGGCGCCATCGGAATAATAACGCCCTGCATTAGCTCCATCATGCTCTGAACACGTTCCGCCGGGCTGCGGTCCTGCATCGAATACGGGGCAATGTCGATTTCGTATTCGACAAACTCGCCTTCTCGTGCTTCAGGAGCAAAGTCGGTGTTGATCGTAATCCCGTTTTCAAAAGTCTTGGAGAACGGGTAGGTGCCAATCGGATCGTAGTAGATGTACTTTCCGATCGTCTCAATGACCTTCTTGACGCTCTGCGTGGTTCGCTCTTGCAGATCAACGATCTTCATAGAGCTGGCCTGCTTCAGAAGTCGCTCTTGACCAAGAGTGTCGGCACCCTTCGACAAACCGCCAAGGGTGTCGAGGTTGCCGCCAAGGTACGAGAACAGATCCTTGATCTGAATAAGAAACGCAAGGCTGGCCTGATCTACTCCGCCAAATCGAGCTTCCCGAGTAGCCTCCGGACGATCGGATCGGATCGTGTCACCGTCATCAGAACGAACGATGCGTTCGCCATCCTCTTCGGCGCCGCCAGCAACGACCGTGATGGTCTTTTGCCGCTGAGCTTGGCGAGCGAGCTTTCGGAAAACACTGTTGGACAGATCGTTCAAGTCCATCAGGTTTGCAATCGGAGACAAAGGCATCAGGTTGCCCGGAACGTCTCCATAAGACAGGATGTGATACGGACCTTCTTCTGGCCCAGACCAATCCTTTTCGTCAACGATGTTGGTCGGATCAAGGCCGCCATCGTCTTGCGACTGGAACGTAATGATCTTTCGTTCGTAAGGGATGTAAATGTCCCAGAACTCGGCAACACGATGAATGTCGTGGCCTTGGTAGCGATCCAAACCAATGGAAACGCTTCCAACACGCTGGTCGCCCTGCTCGTTCGTCACGCCAACAATGGTTTCTCGGATCTTGCGAGTCTTGTCGCCAAAAAGATCCGTTTCGATAACGTAATCGTACGGAAGCTGGTAACGATTGCCGATGTATTGAGCTTGATCCCACTTCTTTGCCGTCATATCGACAACGAAGTCATCAAGGTCAACAACATCAGCAAACACCTTGCCTGCATCTCGGTACTGACCGTAAAGCTCGGCGACTGTCTCATCACTCGGAGACAATCCGACCTTCATGATTCCAATGCTGAACAGTGCGTCAGTCACCCACTGAGAAAGAGAATCCTCAAAACGCATCTCTTTGAGTTGCTGGTTGAGAACAAGCTCAAGATCCAAAGCAAGCGGACGATTGTCCGACTTCTTGGCCGTGACCACGACACGAGGCCGAGAAGCAGCAAGCTGTCGCTTGTAGATGGACAACGCCATCTCAAGCAGGTTCACCGGCATCTTGAGCGTCGGGTTTTCGTCTGAGTAGTTTGCACCTACATAGGTTCTGACGGCATCCAGACGCTTGCGTCGAAACGGCTCAAGCTTTCGTCGAGAGTATTCAATTGCGTCTGCAAGCTTTTCTTTGGTGAGTTTGGCCATTACCATTGATCCCGCTTCGACTTGGCCTTTCTTTGGTCGGCCAATTGTCGCCTGTGTAAGAATGAGTCTTCCGGTATAACTTCAGTAACCTTCTGAACAACCGGGAATTTGCTCATTCCTTTGTAAAGCAAGGCGTCGGCTGTTGGTCTATCGCCATGATTTTCTCTAGCACCAGACGGGTCCATCTTACTCATGCTTCTGGCGTGAGTAATCCATCCTGTGCTTGAATAGATAATTTCACGACACTCATCTAACGCTGGCCTTGATCTGTTAATCAGCAGGCCATTTGTCAACGCTCGTCGATATTCGCCATAAATCGCTCTCTTTTCGTCTTTGGTTGGCCACCAACCCGGAATGTCGCTCTGTTTCTTCGATCGGCTTGTTTCGTTCGTTCGGTAATATATGTTCCTGTAGCCAAGCTCAAGAACTACGTCGCCAAAGTTTCTGCCGGGTCCGGGTGCTTCCCAGATCATGTATGCACCAATGGGGTTTGAACCCTTGAACCACTTGGCCAAAGCCACCGCATAACGGCCAAGCTGGTCCGGTCTCGTTGTTGGACTGCAAAACTCGGCAACCTTTTCGCCAGTCTTGCAGTCACCAACAGAAATCACAGAGTTGGACGAACCTGTTCCGGTAGCAATGTCAACGCCAATGGCGTATTGGCGATCGCTCGGCATGTTTCCGACAGCATCCGGATAAACCCACAAAGATAGCCTGCCGTTGCTTTGTTCTTCAAAAGATTTGAAGTGACATTTGTCGTCGAACTCTATTTCGCCGACTTTGAACGGAGGCATTGCGTATTCGTTTGCGTGCTTGTTAAGCTCAAGCGGATCGAAGAACTGGTAATCACTGGCCGCAAAGTCAATGTCCAGTTCCTGAGCAATTTCCTGCGGGTGCGCACATCTCTTGCATTCAGCGTCGTACCAAGGGCTTCTTGGCCTCTTGCCTTCGTAGTACAACCCCCTTGCCTTTTCCGGATGAACCGTCCAGTGCAATCTCCAGTGCTTAATCTCCTCGTTGTTTGTCAAGTCGTAGAACGCACCGCTCGTACCGGCCGGGGTCGAATTGAAGATGCGGCATCGAGTTGCGTCACGAGTAGACGACAAAGCACGGTAAGAGGCGTCGTTGTCGAACGCTGCAAACTCGTCGAGAGCAATGGAAGTACGCCTGTCACCACGAGCAACATCGCCAGTGGTCGATTCCCCGTCTATGTTGCTTCCATTGTCATCGTTACTGAGACGGAGCTTGGTCCGAGTGAAGTTCGGAAGCAACCACTGAGGCTGATTCTTGTGTAGGAAGTCGATCTTCCAGAACAAACTCTTGGGGTTGCCCGGCTTGTCAACGTAGTCCTCGTTTCTGCTGACCAACAAAAACGACAAATCGCTGCGAAAATGCCATAACCACTCGTAAACGGTCAAAATGCACCAGCTGGCCCCCATGTCACGGCTCTTGCTGATGATGAGATCGCCACCGTTTTCAATCCGGTCAACAAGATCCATCATGAGTTCGTCTTGGAACTCGTAGGTAATGAACGGAATAGAGCCGTTTTTCTGCCTCGGATCGTACGTCCAGCAAAACGCATTGACGTAGAACAGCAAATCGCGACTAGAAGCAATCCACAAGTCTTTAGCAGCGTCTTTGGAACGGCCTGCAACGCTCAACAAAGACCGGCGATACTCAAGATTCGCCGTCAGATCCTTCGGTATTGATGCGTAAAGACTGGTCATCTTGTCCCGTAGCAGACTGGATGCGACTAATCAAGTCAAGTATCGGCCTTCCATCGTCATTAAATCGAGTTTCGGCTTCAAGTGCCTGCTTGGTCGGCATCAACTGACGCCAAATCTGTCCCCAAAACGCCGCTTCGTTTGCGTTGTTCCTACGCGCCCACTGGAGCATCGCCCAAGCCTCAGCACTTGGGGCGTCTTCAGGGCTGGCATCGTTCACCATCAAGAAAGAAGCCACCCAACGCACCGTTTCGGC